TGAGCATACCACCAAGATCTAAGAGTGAGACAAAGCCTCAATTCAAAGAACGGCTACGTCAGAAGGCACAACAACTCTTTCCCCAGGAATCAGTATGGGGAAGAACTCTTGGAGAACAAAGAGCAGTCTGTGACGCTCTTCTAATTGCCGAGTATTGTAGGAGAATCAGACAATGACTGATGATGAATTAAAACAAGTGAAAGACATTTTGAGGGATGGTGCTTCAATTTGTGATCATGGGATTTGTAAAGAAGAAATCCTAAAGAACGAAAAGATACTTTATCATCAAATCAGTCTTCTTAGGAATTTTGTTATTGAAAGGATGGTGAATAACTTTCAAGAAGTAAACCAAGAAAGAGTGACACAATTTCCTTGGAGTAAGACAAACCATGTGATGAAAGTTAAGCGGGCAGTGAAAGAGAACCTTTGGAGTATTTTTGATGATAAAATTTTTCCTTTGACTGTTGAGGATTTGGTAGAGTTGGGAGCAAAACGAATGGAGAAAGGCGTTCGATATTGGGGTAAAAAAGCTAGCAAAGAAGTAGCAGAACTTATGAAGGAATTTGGTTATCCAGATTGGGAGAATACTTGATGATGACTTGGAAGCACCACAAGAAGAAATGGAGTGATTGCGAGAGATGCGATTTGTGCAAGACAAGAAATAAAGTGGTATTGTTGAAGGGTAAAATTCCTTGCGACATCCTCTTTATTGGTGAAGCTCCGGGAGTTTCTGAAGACTCACTAGGAAAACCTTTTATTGGTCCTGCTGGTCACTTACTGGATAGGATCATTAAAGAATCACTACCAGAGACAACAAGACTAGCCTTCACAAATCTGGTTGCTTGTATTCCTGTTGGAGAAGATGGAAACAAGCTGAAAGAGCCAGACAAAAAAAGCATAAGGGAATGTCGAGAAAGGCTTGATGAAGTAATATCCCTTTGCCAACCTTCAGCGATTGTTTGTGTTGGTAAACTACCTGCCAAGTATCTGAAGAAAGAAGATTTCCCAGAGACTGAGATTGAGACAATCACTCACCCTGCGTCAATCATACGAATGGATGTAAGCCAGAAAGGTCTGGCTATCCAAAAAGCAATCATCATCCTACAAGATTTGAGCGAGGAGATTCAAAATGATTCAACCAATTAACGAATCAAAAAATGAAAAAGAGGAAACACTGAGTGAGATGCTTGATGTAATGTATGAGGCTCTACACTCAGGAAGTACAAACTTGATAGAAAAGCTGGGAGTGTTAGAGTGTTTGAAGATCCAGTTACTTGAAAAGTACATGGTTGAAGATGAAACAGGAGATTCAAAATGATTGAAGACAAAACAGGCGGACCAGCATTCCCACAAAAAGAACCTCTAACAGATGATCATCCTGGTATGACTCTCAGAGACTACTTCGCTGGTCGAGCATTATCAGAGATTATTGGCAATGTTCGGGGTGGAGAAGCTGTAATTCCTGAAGAGTCGGCTAGGATCGCTTACCGTTTTGCAGATGCCATGATTGAGGAGAGAAACAAATGATTGATGACTCAACAAGAAAAGCCATTAGCCATTTTGAAAGATGGTGGAAAGACGAGGGAAGTGGCTTATCACCAGAAAAGAATGAAGACAGAGAAGAACATGCAAAACGCATCGCCAGGATTGCTTGGTTAAATGGTCATTTCTTAGGTGAAACAAATGAAAAAGAGACAAAAGAAGACAACTCTGAAGAGTAAACTCAGAGGTAAAGAGATCAACACAGGTTCAGCATGGAAGGGTCCAGAAGTTGACGGTATTACTCAATCTCTACTCTCAAAGTTTCTTGTGTGTCGAGAGAGATTTCGAATTCAAGTTATTGAGGGGTTGAAGCCAGCAGACAGGTTCAACAAAGGTCTTGAATATGGCAACATGTGGCATATTTGTGAGGAACACTTTGCGGCAGGTAATGACTGGCTTCAACCCCTCACCCAATACTGTGCTCGTCTCTGTAAGAAGTATCCCACTGATCAACAGGAGATTGTTAAGTGGTACAACGTGTGCCAGATTCAGTTTCCTGTTTATGTTGACTTCTGGTCTAAACATGCAGATGTTCAAAGCAGAACTCCCTTACTACAGGAAGAAAATTTCAAAGTACCTTATGAGCTTCCTTCAGGTCGAGTAGTATTGCTTCGGGGTAAGTTCGATTCTGTTGACCTGATTGGTAAAGGAAAATCAGCAGGAATCTACTTACAGGAGAACAAGAGCAAGGGAGATATCGACGAAGAGAAAATGAGACGACAACTTGAGTCAGGATTTGATCTTCAGACGATGATGTACCTGATTGCCCTTGAGGAATTTCACAAGAGAGAGTTTGTTGTAGGGGAAACATCCTATAGTTCTTTTCCGGTTAAGGGTGTTCGTTACAACGTTGTTCGCCGTCCCTTGAGTGGTGGAAAAGGAAGCATTCGACAAAAGCAGGGAAGCAAGAATGTTCCAGCAGAGACAGCTTCAGAATTCTACAATCGCTTGAAGACTGATTACATTGAAGCAGAGCCAGAATACTTCTTCATGCGATGGAAGGTAGAAGTTAGTGGGCAGGATATTGAAAGATTCAAACAGCAGTGTTTTCATCCTTTATTGGAACAACTTTGTTGTTGGTACGACTCTCTTGTGATTAAGGATAATTTCAACAATCAGTCAATGAGAATGTTGGAACCTGGTTGGTTACATTTCAGAATGCCTTCAGGTATCTATAATCCACTCACTGAGGGCAGAGAGACTGATTACGACAACTACCTTCTGACAGGTAACACGGTCGGATTGGAGAGAGTCAAGAATCTGTTTCCAGAATTAGAAAGTGAGAGTAAATAATGATAGGAAGAGCTGATGTGTTTCGCCTTGAATATGGTCCTGTTGTAGTCGTTATTGATCAACCGAGATTGAAAGAAACTGGAGTCAATTGTATGGTGATTGGGGGAGACTCAAAAACGTATGTAAAAGGTGGGTATGACATTTATGTGTTTTTTACCCAACTTGAAAAAGCAGAAAGGATCAACTTCTAATGCCGACAGTCAGTAAGCAGCAGGCAAAGACTACCACAAAAAAGAGAAGCAGTTCTAAGACTTCATCCATCTTTGATACACTCAAAGAATGTAACGAAGATGAAGGGGGATTGAAGCTACATGTTTATGGGCGAAGTGGTACGGGTAAGACAACTCTTTGGAGTTCATTCCCTGGACCAATTCTTGCTATCATTTGTAGTGGCGGTCGGAAGCCTGGAGAATTGAAAAGTGTACCACTAGACAAAAGGAGTGAGATTAAGAAGCACGTTGTTACTGAGTCATCTCAGATTGGTGAGTTGATTCGAGAACAACAAAGGACAGGGAGATTTGAGACGGTAGTTCTGGACCATCTAACAGGACTTCAAGAATTGTTGATTGCAGAGATTCTTGGATTGGATGAGATACCAGTTCAAATGGCTTGGGGAATGGCCAAGATTCAGGATTATGGTCAACGCTCTATTCAGATGAAACGAATCCTGATGGATGTTATGTCTCTTGATTGTAACGTGGTCACGGTCGCTCAAGAAACAGATAGCTCAGAAGAAAATTCGAATGAGGATTCTGACATCATCCAACCTTATGTAGACTCTGCCATGAGTAAGTCAGTTAGAGCCTGGTTCAATCCAAGTGCTGACTACATTGCTCAAACCTTCAAACGTCCGAAAATGATAGAGACAAAGAAGAGGGTTGGAAGTAAGACAGTCACGAAAACCATTAAAGGGAAAGGAGTGGAGTATTGTTTGCGAGTGGGTGATGATGGAGTTTCAACGGTGAAATTCAGAATTCCTGGAGGTCATAGTGAGGACGTTATGGTCAATCCAAGCTATGACAAAATCATGTCACTGATCAATGGAGAGTAGTGATGCTTGTACTGTCAAGGAAGAAAGATGAAATCATCAGAATCGGAGAAGACATTTCGATTATGATCGTTGACATCAGAGGTGACAAAGTCCGATTAGGAATCAGTGCACCTAAAAGCATGGGCGTGCATCGTCAAGAAGTTTACGAAGTAATTCAAAAAATCCACAACAAGAAGGAATCAGAGTAATGGCGAAGAAATCAGCAACAAATTCACTGGCAGCGAAACTCGGAAGCAAAGGAGCTAAAGCAGTCAAGGCTCACGCCAGTGATGAAACAAAGATGGGGATTGTCGATCTTCCGGGCGGTATCAAAAATGGTATTGCCAAATTGGTTGAATGCAAATTTGACCAATACAAGACGGGCAACTATGAAGGAGAATACTACTTCCTTGCTGCTGGAGTTGTTCAAGACAATTATGCAAATGTCGACAACATCCCAACAAAGGGTTTGCGTACTCAAATCATGATTCCTGTTTGTGACACAAAAACACAAGCTGGAAAAGAAACTCCAGTCGAAGAACACATTGCCGCTATCCTCAACGAGATGCGAAAGCTGGGGCTTGAGACTGAAGACGCTGAACTGGAAAACCTGGAAGAAATGGCTTCTGACCTGAAAGAAGTTGCTCCATTCTTCCGATTTTCAACGACTCAGTCAGCAGCTACCGAGCGATTCCCAAACCCTCGTGTATGGCAAAACTGGAACGGCATTGTTGAGATGGATGAAGATGAGGAAGAGGATGATGAAGTAGAAGAAGAGGATGATGAAGTAGAAGAAGTAGTAGAAGAAAAACCTGCCAAGAGCAGCCGAAGTAAAAAGCCTAAGACTGTTGTTGAAGATGATGACGAATATGATGACGAAGATGAAGAAAGTGATGATGAGCCTGAAGACGAAGAAGAGTCAGATGATGATGATGAAGAATCTGATGATGAAGATGAAGAAACTATCGTTCCTGAAAAGGGCGATGAGTGTGAGTATAAACCTCAAGGGAAAAGGAAGCCTGTCACTGTTACTGTTACATCAGTGAATGAAAAGAAAGAAATCTGCTCAGTGAAAGATGAGGCAGGTAAACTCTATAAGGAAGTTCCTTTTGATGAACTGATCTGGGAAGAATAGTTTAGGAGAGTCATTCAGTGGCGGAATTGGTAGACGCTATTCGAGAATAGATAGCCGTGAATTTGCTTCCTGTTGTGGATGCGGGCAGGCCGGGTCGTTTTGGCTAATGGCTGCTGTCCAGTGGTGCAAGAAACACGCAT